TAGATAAGCGGTAATACTACCCCGGTCGTTTGCGTTCCCGCCACTAACAACAACCCTGAATTGGGTGCAGGGATCATCGCTCGTGGAGTGTAAACCCAGCGAATCCGGGTTGATTTGGAATACTACTCTGTGGGCAGTATTAACCGCCGCAGTGGTTAGGTTCACGGCATCGGCGGCACGAACCAGTGTGTCAGAAGTAGCCAGGTTAGCCGCCCGCCATATACGCATATTACGGGTGAACACTTCCCAGTTAGTTCCTGCCGCATCATTTCGTTGCGGGGTCAGGGTTACGGCTGTAGTAGCCCCCTTGTGGAACTCGGCAACTACGACCACATTGTGGGCGTTGTTAAGATCAACAGCCGAACCGTTGCCAGTCAGTTGCGCCCCGGCTGGAGCATGTAGTGTAAACACTCTTGCTTTTTCAATCATATTAATTGAAGCCTCCTTTAAAATTTACGGGTATTGCGCCCGCCATTATTTTACTTAGGGACGAGTTGCCAACTGGACAAACGGGCTAAGAGTGTTATTCCCGTTTGCAGGGGTCAGCGGCAGGTTCCACATCGGCTGTCCATCGGTTCTGTAAACAAACCGGAAAACACTCTGGTCTGTGGTGAACTGGACATGGATAGATGATGCGCTCTGCATACCACCCTTATCAATCATCAGGTATTGTGAGAGGTCAAGCAGGGAAATATCACCAATAGTGCCTAAGGTCGAAGCGTGTTCAATCGGCACAACCGGGCGGCCCATTAATTGGCCATAAGGTGAAGCAGAAGCTCCACCGGCAGGTAGGTAAACAGGAACGCCTCCGACCCCAACTGCTAGTGACATGGTGTAAAGTTGTGGCTCAATGTCCTGGTTAATCGCCCATATTGCGTTTGCGCGTGAACGACCCCACATTCTTGACCACATGTTTACAATGTTCTCATAGAGAATGGTGTTTGCCGGCTGTCCGGCTTCTGCACCAACAGCGATAGTAGAAGCATGACCAGTAACACCTAAAGGCTGGCCCACACCGTTGCCCCGGAAAATAGCATTGTCAATCATCCAGGCAAAATCTTCAGCAAATGCCTGTGATATAATGCTTTCAAGTGCGGCGGTGTCCTGTAGAAGTTCATCGGTTGCATAGCAAAGGCCGATCAATTTCTTCAGCTTCAGTTCCATTTGACGGAAAGTCGGGTTGGAAGGTGTCTTGGTTCCGGCCTCATGTAGCCAGAAACTTTCAATACCACCCCAACGGTTCCCGGTTGTCCTGTTGTTCTCTGCTACCGCATTAATGGTAAGACCATTGGCATTAGCAGATACAGGAATTTTGCGAACCCGTGAAGCCAACGCGCCCAGTTCATAGGTGCGCTTTAAGAGTTCGTTTACATGATCGGTCTGAACCAGAAAACCGCCCTCGGAAGGAACGCCCTCGTTAAGACCAAGTTGCCGCGCTTCTGCAAGTCTACGGTCAACTTCGCCAGTAGTAGCAGCTTTCATTACCGCGCCCAGAAATTCACCGAACCCGCGCCATTCTGCCTTGTCTGCCTCAGGTTGTGCAGGGTCAGATTGGACAACGGGTGCAAAGTCCTTCGGGGTCAACCCTTCGATCTTCATCAGTCTTTCTTCTTTCGCGTGCATCGCTTCAACATCCGCACGAATTTCGTCATACTTGGTGATGTCCTCTGGTGAATCAGATTCTGCCAGAGCGCGCATCTCGTCAACTTTAGCGGCGATTTCCGCGCGCAGTGTGAGTATTTTTTCCATCGTTTTCTTACCTCCATCGTTAAGATTTATAATACATTCGGGATTTAACGCGCCCGCGTTTTTGCCCTATAAAAAATCACCCTGTCCGCGCCCGCGAATGGGTGATCGTTTAATCTTTTACTTTCAAATTTTATTAGCCGGTTTTGGCTTTTAAGATTTCCGTTTCTTTAATCCTGCGCAGTCTTGCCCGCTCTTTTGCTTCCCGGTGTTCCTTTTGAGCAGCGGCAATATTTTCAAATTCATCGCGCTTATCACATAACGATCTCATTTGTGCCGTAGTCGGCAGGTAAGCAGGATTCGTTACCGGCCCAAGTTCAAACAATTCTGCTGAGATTATTTCTCTGACCGTTACACCAAGATCATCTTTATACCAGTTATCCTCAACAGTCCGAAACTGGAATGAAGAACCTTTGACATTTTTACGCTTCAAGTTTTCTCTTAAATCCCTACCGTAAGTGGTGTCAGGTATTTCCACTTCATAAAGCAGACCATCTTTACCATCGCGAATCTGCAACGGCGGGTCGCTCTCCGTAGTGCCTAATATTTGGTTGGGGTCATGGTTGTAAAATGCTTTAATCTCCCGCGCACCTTCTAAGCTCGGAGTAAAAGCACCCTCGCGGATAATTTCAACGAATCCCCCTAAGTCCTGTGAGCGTTTATTGTAAACAGCACCCGCCCCGATTACCCGGTTCAATTCTTCTTCCATTCTGACCTCAAAAGGAAAAGCCCGTTTTTCTAATGTCATCTTAAACACTCCTTAATTAATATGATGGCACTATTTGACATACGCAGCCCTTATGAATCGGCGCGTGTCCGACATTTCTGCTCACCGGCAACCGCTTGCCCCCGGCCTCGATGTTACTGCCAGCCGCCGCGAAGTTCTGCTCTATGCCAACAACCTTACCATCTAATGACTGACAAAATTCGCAAGGGTCTGATCCTAACGCCACCCACATTAGCCGGGTAACTCCAGCCGCCGCGAATATATACTTTGCTACAGCATTACCTAACTGAATAGCCTCGTCAGGTGAATCACCATCTGCCCGCGATTCTTCCCACTTGTTAAGTTCTTCCGCAACTGCACCTGCCGGGTCAACTTCGTCAATTACATCATCACGGGTCGATCTGTTATCCCTGACCAGTGCCTTGATTCTACTGCGGGAAGCTATGACATACCTGGCCGCGAATGAATCACTGTAAGCAGATACAAATTCGCCAATATTAAATTCATCTAAACCAACTTCGCTGGCCGCCTGTTCCCCGATTAATTCTGCAAAGGTTGTATATACCGGAAGCATTGTCCGGTTAATCCATTCCGGGGCTTTTTCGTAATAATCCTCTACCCACTGTAAAAACTCTGTCGGGTCTTTCGTGTCTTTAAGTTTACGCTTCAATGCCCGCCTGACATCGGCAATATCACGGTTGACCACCCTTGCTAAAGCATCACGAATAACCGGCTCGAATCTTGCTGTCAGTAAACTTCTATTTTTTGCCGGGTTCGGTAACGCTCTTTCCTCAATTTGCCTTTCTGCTTGCGGTGATGCTGATTTTGGTGCAAATTCATTTATCTTATCAGCCGGGATCATGTTCATCGGTGTGATGTAAATATCTCCCTGCTCACCTATCGGGTTACGGTTCTCCATTTCTAAAACATCGTTAGCGGATAACCAACCCCACTGACGACCAACTGCGTATGCTTTATTTCGTGATTCGCTATCGCCTCTTAACAAACCGTCAACAAGAAACTCGGCAAAGTGTGTCTGTGTATCGCGCCCGTTAATCAGTCTTAATTTAATCGCCTGTTCCCACCTGACCAACCAGGGCCGGATGGTATGAACAACAAAGTCTATCCCCTGATGCTCAATGTTATTGTTGGTCGCTCTTTCTAAGTGCTGGAGCAGGTGAAGCGGAACCCTGAATATCCGCGCTATTTCTTCAACCTGAAATTTTCGGGTTTCTAAGAATTGAGAATCTCCCGGCGGTATTCCTACCGCTGCATAAGTCATGCCTTCTTCAAGGATCGCAATCCTGTGTTGGTTGCTTAATCCCTGGTGCATCTTATTCCATGCTTCAGATAATCCCGTCTTAGCTGTTTCGCTTAATTTAGCAGGGTGCTGTAATACCCCGCCCGGTTTCGCGCCATTACTGAAAAACTTGTTTCCGTATTCTTCCGTTGCCATCGTTAATCCGATTGCGTTGCGTTCCATTTGAATTGGTGAATATCCGATATAACCGTCAAAGCCCAATCCGGGGACATGGAACACTCTACTGTAATCTAATATAGAATCCTCACCGGTCGGCAGGGTGTAAATATATTTCAGTTTGCCGTCAATAAATTTCAACTCTTTCATCTTGTCGGGTCTTAGTGGCCATAACGCCCTGACCTGACCATTTGGCCCCCATTCAATATCTGCAAAGCCATTTCCCCAACTTACCACATGAGCATGTATAACTTCTTTAAAAGTCATCGCTGTCATGTAAGGGTTAGGGTTATCATGTAAAATTTTGTATAACGGATGCGCCGGGTCCCTCTCTTTACCGCGCGGGTTTAACCTTTTGTAAACCGGAAGGGGAAGCGACGCTAATGTTTCCGCTAATATCCTGACACACGCCCAGACTACCGTAGAACTCAAGGCGGTTTTCTGTGTAACATTCACGCCGGAAGATGTAACGCCACCACCAGACAGGAAGTCAAGAAATTCGTCTAATTTAGCCAGTGACCGCTTTTCGACTATTTCATCAACTCGCTTTTCTACTATACCCGTCAAAATGGGTATTCTCATTTAATCACTTCCTTACAAAGTTATCAGACCCCGGCCTTCATAAACCGATATTTCTTCTTTGTGCCGATATGCTCTATCCAGTCCCATGATCAGTGCGACAATGCCGTCAATCCTCTTACCTGATTTTCTCCGGTCCGGTTTAACTGGTTTGATATTTCCTGCCGGGTCCTGCTTGACAGTTACACAGTCTGCCATCCACCTCAGAACAGGATCGCCGCCGTGCCTGAGTTTCTTTTCTAAAATAACTTTCAATAATTCCTGGGTCGGTGCGTTCATGCTCGCGTAACCCTGCCCGAAGGGGACTATTTCGTAACCGTCATCTTGTAAGTCCTGAACCAACTTTGACGCGCCCCAACGGTCATAAGCGATCTCCTGTATATTGTAAATCTCATTTAATTTTTGTATTTTCTCCCTAATCGCGCCGTAATGTATAACATCGCCCTCTGTAGCAACGATATTGCCATCACGCGCCCAGACATCATAAGGAACCTTATCCCTGTTCACCCGGTCGTGCATGTTTGATGATGGAATCCAGAAAAACGGCAAAACATCATAACTGTCATCATCGTCATCGGGAAAAACTAAAACCAGCGCAGTGATGTCGGTAGTGCTTGACAGGTCAAGACCGGCAAAACATCTCCGTCCTACCAGTCTATCGATATTCACCGCCCCGGCTGAATCGTCCCATGCTTGCAAATCAAGCCAGCGTTCTTCTTGCGCCGTCCAAATGTTTAAATATAATCTTTTAAATGTATTTTGGTAAGCAGGAACTTGTTTTGCTTTCCGCGCCTCCTGCCTTAAAAATTCTTCGCCAATCGTCTTGTCTAAATTGGGATTAGCCTTCTTCCATATATCGGGGCTTTCCCAATCGTCCTTTTCATCTGCCGCATAAATTACTCCATAAAAAGTAGGGTCATCAATAACCCCCTCGTTAATCTGTCGGGCATATTCGTGATACTCCCAACAGATAGAATTTTCGTCATATCCTGCCGTAGTCAAAAATATCGTTAAGGGTTGTTCCCTTGCGCCCTGTGAAGTTACAAGGGTGTCAACTAAATCCCTGTTCGGTTGAGTGTGCAATTCGTCAACGATAATGCAGCTCGCGTTATATCCGTGCGCCCCGGCCACATCAGCAGGGATCGCCCGGTAAAATGAATTTGTCCGGTAAAATACAATCCGCTTCTGTGAATCAATAATCCGGCAAAGTCTTGACAATTCGGGATGCCTGCGGATCATACTGGCCGCCTGGTTAAAGATTAAACTGGCCTGTTCACGATCAGCCGCCCCGGAATAGATTTCACTTTCGCTATCGCCAAGACTTTCGATAAATAACATATATAAAGCAATAGCCGCCGCCCATGTCGTTTTACCGTTCTTCCGGGGTATCTCAATATAGACGGTTCGATATTGCCTTTTGCCATCTTCGCGCAGTGTGCCGAATATATCCTTGATGATGGTTTCCTGCCACTTCTCAAGAATAAAATACTCACCGGCCCACTGTCCTTTAGTGTGTTGCAGGCTCGATATAAATTCAACCGCATCCTGCGCCTTACTATCGTCATACATTACCGGTCCTCTTGTTCATCATCTTAGCGACAACATCATCGCCGCTTTCCTCACCCGGCAGTTGTATTCTGCTTCTTGCGCTCGGCGTTAACCCCAATTCTACACAGTAGGCTTTTAACATCTGCTGCGCCTTATATAGCAATACGGCTTCGGGCCGCGTTACGGCGTTTGATTCCCCTTTTACGTTAGTATGAACATAGGTAGCACCATCTTCAGATAATACTTGCCGGTATTTGAGAATGTCGCTGTATTCCTGACAAAGATTAGCAAATATAATTTCATCTGCTTCGGTTAATAATCCGATGCGCTCCATAATCGGGGCCAGCTTCAACCATTCCTGTCTGGCCACTTCATCCAACCACAAAGGCGGATCAGGTGCTTTGTTTTTCGGTTTCGGCTCATTTGCGTTAATAGGCCTTTGACCCGGATTACCTTCAAGCAATTTTAATCCAGTAGGTTTCGGTTTACGGCCTTTCATATTATCACTCCTAGTATTTTAAAAGGGATTGCTCAATTTTGCAGAGGAATAAAGAAAGC